AAGGATGTTCGCCAACAGAGACAGAGCCACTATAAGCGTTAGTCAAAGCCATCTGCTCTTGAGGTCCTGTAACTAATTCAGAATCAGAAGTGCGGACAACAGCCTGATCACCAAGATTAAAAGTAACTGGAGCGCCCTTCTGAGGATTAGGGACGCACGAAGTAAAATAGTCTTTATACTTATTCACTTTAGGCAATCTACCGCAATAAGAATTAGGAGAAAAATTTTGGTCACCAATAAGCTCAGACAAGGAAAAACCTTTCTTCTGGATGTAAATCTCATCGGTGGTATTCTCGTTTCTGAAATACTTATCGTAGATCAGAGCGAACGATCTGAAGGGCAGAACCGAAACGGGACTATTCTGAGAGATACTACCAAGAGGAAGCCCAAGATAATCACCAACACTTCCAGACTTAACCTCACCATAAGTCATAGGAATTTCTTCAAGGGCATTATCGGTATAAGCCGAGGGAGTCGGATTACCGAACACCTTCTCAAAGTCGTCGTAAACGAGACGATGAGGAACAAAGAAGTGATACACATCCAGGAACAAGTTATCCATCACTGGCTTAAGGAAGGACGAGGCGACGCGAGAAACATCAAATGCTCGACATTTAAACACATCACCAGGTACAACTTCCTGCCAGTCGATGGGGTACAATGTGCCGACATCCATCGACGTCGTCACAGAATGAGAGAGATTGAAACGTGCTCGAGGAAATCGAGGAATCGGCACGTTCTGCAAAGAATGTCCACGAGCCATTACTTAATCACCTCAAGAAAACCATTCATAACGAACTCCGGAGCAGACGAAATAGCACCGCTCTCGAGGTCATACTCTCCGAGATAGTAAAGGGAGAGATCTGAAGCGATCTCAGACTTCTCGCAGAGATTCTTAAACCAACGGACAGCGAGCCCTTCGTTCATAAAAATACGAAGCTCGGAAAACTGTCCTGCAACCGCGTCTTTGACGCTGTAAATTTTGTAAATCATGTCAAATACTCCTTATTACTTACAAACTGAATCCGCCATAAGCAATGCGCTTATGCAGACGACGGCGACGAGCGCGGCGACCTGTACGATAGAAACCACGGCGACCGCGTGCAACGCGGCGACGACGACGACGGTACATCACTTTACCTCCTTTTCTGTTTTTTTAGCAGAGGAAGGGGCAGAACCAGAGGCACCACCAGCTGTCAACGAGTCGTCCGAAGTGGAGGCGGACGGCTTATCAGCCTTTGCAACTTGCGCCGCTCTGCTCTCCTTCCTTGCCTTTTCTATCTCGTCCAAGCGAGTCTTGAGTTTATTCGCCTGTTCGGATACATGGTCAAAAATCTCCTCAGCAGAAAGCTCATCGGAGAGTTTAAACTTCTCACGATACATTTCAGCTTTATCCAGATACTCGGTAAAGCCGTCGAGGTCATCCAGATACTCATCATAGTTACTCTGAATCTCATCGGTCGCATCCTCTTGCGGCATAAAGCGCTCAAGGCAGGACTGCAAACAGATGTCTCTGCAACTATCGATAAGCTCCTGGATGTCAATCCGCTCATCGGTCATTTCCAGTTCACCTGTCGCCTTGTTCAGACGATAGACGGGCTTATAACGATCAAACTCTTGAGACGGAGAATCTTCCGTCTCTCTGTACGTTGCGGTACGATACTTCATTGCCTCATTTAACTCCTTAATGTATTTTATGCTCTTCGTCCTGAAAAACAGGACGATAGACACCACTGCATAGACGGCGAAGGTAATGTATTCGCCATAATTCGCCATAAAATCCACAAAACTCATTTCTCATCTCCTCGGTCATATTCATCAAACAAAGACGGCTGGTCTAATCCATCCAGAGCGACCATCTGTCGATTCAGATTCAGATACATCTCATAAAGAATCTGACGACGCTTAATGAGATGTCCATAGCAAGAGCCTTTTACCTCGATAGCGAGGAGTTTATCTACCATCGCGATATCTCGGGAAACTTCCTGCATACGACGAACGATCCGTTCTCGCTCATTCATCCGCTTCATCACTCAAAATCTCCTTAAAAATACGAAAAACTTCAACGGAGTTAACCTTTTCCGTTTTTAAATCAGCCAAAGCTAAATGAATTGCTTCATACTTATTTTTAGCAACAACGATATAACAAGCAGAAACAGGACCACTAGCAAAATAACGAATCGAAACAGCATACCTAAACATAAAAAATCACCTCACAAAAAAATAGAGCGAGGCGAAGAGAAACAAAAAAATGAAACAAAACTCCGTCGCCTCTTACGTGTTTGCTTTTTTTTTACAATACCATCATATCAAGGCATGCAATTTTTGTCAAGACTTTTTCCAAAAATTTTTTCAAAACGATGTTTACGATATTCTATCTGCGTAATGTGGTGTTTTATGTTCACCATCATCTCTACGTATTCGCTTATCGCATGGTTTATGCGACGCTCTTTTAAGTCCGCGATCTGATCGGGATAGGATCGCTCAAGGACTTTGAGATAATAGCGGGGAAGACGAATGAATTTGCCGTCCTGGTAGAGTTTATCGGTTACCATAAGGTTGGGCTTGATAGCCTGGTAACCGATACCAGGATTACGACTCATATTCACGAACGCTCGACGCCTGCCGTCGGCAGGCGGCTTCTGAAGGTAAATGGCTACATACTTGGCAACATCAAACTCGACCTCACAAACACTCGAGAATCCTTTTGTCCACACCTTTTCAAGCTGAGGAGACCGATAAAGTCTCGTACCCTTTTTATCATGACCAAAAAGATAACGGTCGGAGAAGTCGTGGCCGAAGATAATCATATGATAGTGAGGCCGAAGAAACTGTTCGCCATACTCACCACATCCAAAGAAACGGATTTCGGAAGGCTGGACCGCCTTCCGCAACCGCTTCAGAAAGGTCTGCATCTCGCACATACTTACGCTCATATCGTGAGGAAGATGCTCATCGGCATAAGTAAGCGTAATCATGCAGTTGTGCTCATGCGCTCTCGTCTCCGCAACGACACGATATGCCCACTCAATCGAGCGGGATATACGGCACTCTATGCACTTGCCGCACGGAACAAAGAATTGATACTTATTAAGCTTAACGGGCATTAGACACATACTCTCACCTGTGAAAAGTGTAATTTCACGTTTCGATGGTGTCAGTCGGCATATATTTATCAAGTAATGAATACGCCTATGCTTTCCATCGAAACGTAAAATCTGTAAAAAGTGCAAGTTTTCATCACTATCCGCATGCTCCGCAAGCGGCGGGGACTGCCCTTTTTGACTCTGTTTTAGTCGTGGGATTGTCGGACTTTTTCACGCACGTTAAACGCGCGCGTTTTGTCCGACTTTGTCACGACAGTGTTGAGCCCCATTTCTCAAGCCTACATTAAGGCTCGAAAAACGGGGCTCAGACGGCCGATGGGAGCCATCGGCGCTTAGTTATATACAAGACACCGTTTCGCGACTCTACGCGGCAATTTTAAGGCTCTACCGCTTCGATAGGGCTATCGCGGTGTTTGCAAGTACTGTAAGCAGGCTTGTTGTGTTACGGGCAGTCCCTCCGCCGCTTGCGCTCGCGTTGCTTCCGCTCGCTGTAGCGCCAGAGGGAGAGGCAGCTCCGCTGCCACTATATGCAAGGTATGGATTCAAGCCTGCCGATTTGAGATCCTTAACGGCTCTCTGGTAAGCAGTATTGGCCATACGCTCCTGAAAGTCGCGGTTCTTTTGAGCCTCTGCCGCATTAAACTCTCGATTGCGCAATGCCTCTGCCGAGTTATAATCCATTTCGACCTTTGTAGGGTCGAAGGTACGAGTAAACCAATTTGAAGTGCCAGCACCAGACACAGAAGCGCCTGTTCCAAACAGGCGGTCTGCAACAGTAGGTCCACCAAATGCCATAATTTAACCTCCTTAATGATGGTCTATCAAGGAAGGCATACTATAGACAGGCATCTTCCGAACGGCGGACATATCGAAATAGAAGTTAAGAATAAAGTTATCCTGGCTCGATGAGGGAACAGACAATGTTCTATCTACGTAAGTAGAAGTTTCTTCCGTAAAGGACTGAGAAAGCGTCGGAGCTGAAGAATAATTATCAGCAAAATGCCAGATATCCAAAGAATTGGTCACACCAGAGCGCATTTCACCAGAAATAGTATTCGGGATATTACGCAACTCAGACCAAGCCTCACGGTAGCCGAAGACAGACTGAGGGGACGCCTGAGCATACAATTCCGTAGTATAAACAGGTTGCTGACCAATCGTAGAAAACAAGGGATCGTAGAAGTCCTCACGAACCTTACGACGCCATTTCTTAGCAATACCTTGCTGATAGGTATGACGATATCTAAGACAAGCAACCGTCATAATTATACCATGCTCCTTAAACTTTCTGGCATATCCTGTACGACCATTCGTCCAAGAATAAGCACCTACGTTGCCGAGGGGGCTTTCTTCCGTACCTTGCGAAGTCTGAGCGACTTGAACGATGTTAAGCGGAGTACGACCGCCTCCAAGATACTGAGGAAACTGGATATAAGCATCGGGAATATGCACACCGAAGTGACCATAAAGGTATTCGTTATATCTCGAGCCATAAATCGCATCGCGCTCAAGCATCTTCTGGTAAGCAAACGCAAGACGAAGGTCATCAACCGAAATCGCGTTTGCCGAAGAAAGGTCAGCATAAAGGTTATTAGGATAAAGACCAGCGGCAACAGTACCAGAAAAAGCCGCCGCATCAAAACGCATACCACCAAGACCAACAATCAAAGGATGTTCGCCAACAGAGACAGAGCCACTATAAGCGTTAGTCAAAGCCATCTGCTCTTGAGGTCCTGTAACTAATTCAGAATCAGAAGTGCGGACAACAGCCTGATCACCAAGATTAAA